CACCGAGGATCAACGGAGCAACCCAATTGTCACGATAAACAACTGTAGGTCCGTAATATGGTCGATGGTGATGATGCCACTGTGCGCTGGCTGTACCTACAACTGCAAATAACGATAATGCTATTAGTATTTTTTTCATAGTAGTCTCCTTAGGCTATATTAATATAACGCCTTAGACTAATATTTAGTTTACTTTCCAGCGGTTTCTTTACGTGCGTTCTTAACCGCAGTGACATCGTTGCGTGTTTCTTTGCACAACTTGGCTAAATCTTGACAAGCCTTACGAACACGAGTGCCGGCAGCGCCAACTTCCTTGTCATAAAACTTTTCGAAGTCTGCTTCCATTGCTTCTACGATTTTGGTAAATTCTTGATATTTGTTTGCTGACATAATAGTCTCCTTTTGTTATATTAGTTATTACCAGTGATGTAATGTGTTCGCAATAATGAAACAACATGTTATCACGTGTATGATTACCCAGAATGTTTTTAAAAACAACGCTATACGTGCTTCTCTTAAAGTAAGTATAGGGATATCTGGACGATCTTCGTCTGTTTGGCCCATTAAATGGCCAGTGGCTCTTGCCCAAACTTTCTCTAAACTGTTCATAATTTTGTTTGTTCTTGAAACCAAATTAAACAATCTTGCCAATTACGGTAGATGTGGGCCTTGCCTCCTGCAGCAATCCATTCTTCGCAATTACTTGTACGATCATCGATTAGAATGTCTGTTGGATGTTTACAGTGTTTCCATTTGTCGTGACTGTATATTCCGAATAATACAGGAATACCTGGGAAGTGTTCATTGGCCCACATAACTTTGTCATAGCTGGCATGCGGCACAGAGTAATCATGTGGTAGTGCTGTTAAAAATTGTAGTGTACCGTTAGTTGTAGTTGTAATTTGTTTACAATAATCTACTAACTCATCTGCTCCAGATTTAACCGGCAAATCTCGGTAGAACCGGGCTTTAGCTTTTACCTTATCCCAATCACTATCTGGAATACGTTCTCCATATTCCCAATTACGATTAACTATTGCCCGAGCGGCGGGCATCCAATCGGCGACAACGTCGTCCATATCTAAATAAATGTTCATGTATAAAGTATACAGTATCTAAAATAAAAAGTCAACCGCCAGCAAAGACATTTGATGATCCTTGTGCTACATACGAACCACAATTGATTGGATCGCCAATTCTTGAAAGTTGTTTGTTGTTAACAAATACAGTAGCACTCCCATGAGCATGAGTTGAGTCATGACAGTTAGCATCTTTGCAATGTATTACCCAATGGTCGCCTTGTCTATGAGCACCGATGTTATTAACAAATACGTTTCCGCTTGCTTCATCATTTGCTCTTGGCGGCCAGGCTTGGTGTCCTGTACAGATGTCGCCTAATCTAGTCACTGGTGGCATTGTTATCTCCTTGCATCTACAGCTGCCAATAATAATCCTTGGCTTGTGTCGTAATTGGCATAAACCTTTGCCTGAAATGTTGAAGTATATGTTTGTAAGTTGCCATCTTCATCGTAATCTTGCGAGATAACAGTTAGTGTATATTCCTGTTTATCTTTAGTATCTTCTTGCATTTTAACAATGTTAACAGCTGCACTAGGGCCTGGAACCCTAGTCCAAGCATCTACTCCGTTGACTCGTACTACTTGCCCAGCAGGATTAGTATAGTCTACATATTGTAGAGGAAATACATAAGGATCTGGTTTGTACTGAGCAGTGACTGATCGGCCTCCGCCAGTTATGACAAAAGGATCATCAGTTGGTGGACGTATCTTTGGACCAAAGCTATGACTAACGTAGTTTCCAGGAAGAGGCTGACTGCCTGAGGCGCCAACGTCTTCAGTAGTCACTACTATATAAGTCATATTATGCTAGGGCAATGCCAGTTGTTGACTCAAGAAACTGTTTGGCAAATGCTTCGTCCGTTGCTTCTGCTACTGTGACAGTAGATTTTTGCAAACGAATGTCTGCATTTGGACTAACAGTGAACAAGTAGGGCATTAGTCCCGGACCTTTTTGTCCCATACCAATAACCATTGGTTTTGATAGTTTATAATATATTGGGTTGTCTTCTACTAGTTTAGCAACAATCTCTTCACCACTGGTTAGTTTAAGGGTGATAACTTCGCCTTCTACGATGCCTTTATTGATTAACATTTTTAATTTCCTTATTAGTATCCGGTTCCGTTAAAACCGGTTTCGTCAATATATTTTCTTAATTCTGTAAATCCGCCAATTGATGATCCGCCAATTATAATTTGCGGAACTGTTCGGGCGGTAGGAACTGCTTCAAGCAATTCTTCTCGAGTGTACCCATATCCAATTTTACGTTCTTCAAATGGGACGCCTCGTTGTGCTAACAAAGCCTTGGCCTGATCGCAATATGGGCAATGATCTTTGCTCCATACAATAACTGGTATTGTCATAATTTCTCCAATAGATTATTATAGCACAGGCAAGGCATCATAGTCAATACCTTCACCCATAACTCCGATGACATAATTAGTCGATTCGTTTTCTTGTAGTGCTGTTTGTTTCTTACTAGTATCCGTATGCTTGTTAAACCAAGGAATAGGTGTTGATTTTGGTGCAGTTGCTTGATATTTAACGCCAATTTGTTTAAGTGCATCTACTGCTGTGTAGTCAACAAAGTCACGTAGGATGTTTGCGTTGAGTCCAATAACTGGGCCCATTTTAAACAAATAATTAGCCCAATCTTTTTCCTCACGGATAACATCTGCATACATGGCATAGACTTCAGCTTCGCATTCTTGTTTGGCTCTAGCAAATCGAGGATCTTCTTTAACAACTTGATTAATCAAATAGGCAGTCCAACCTTTATGTAGTAGTTCGTCTTGTAGTATCAAACTGATGATGTTTCCGTTGCCAATAAAGATCTTGTTCTCTACCATAGCTAAACTTGTAGCAAAGCTAACCATAAAGCGGAATGCTTCAAGAGCATAGCTAGCGTTCAATGCCATCCAAATTGCTTTAATATGTTCATGCTCGTCTATCACTTCCCCAACTTCTTTGCGGCAGTTTACCAAATGCAATGCATCATAGTATTTGCCCACACTTGATGCCATGTCTACAATTTCTTTAGTATCATGGATAGTGCTGAACACATCCTTGGGCACATTATAGATGTTGCGGATTATATGGCTGTAGCTTTTGCTATGGATGTTGGTTTCAAAGAATCCCCAGTTGTACATGAGAGCTTCGACTTCGGGCAGACTACAAACAGGAGTGAATACCTGTGTTGGTCCACGACCTTGCAAACTATCAAGTGCTGTTTGACGTAGTAAGTTGCTAGTGAATATATGTTTAACTGCATCGCTTGCATCCTTAAAATCGTTAGCGTCTTTAGTAAGACTAATCTCTTCGGGTTGCCAGAAGAAGCCACGGGCTGTGGCATCAAAGTCTGCAATCTTTTTATATTTAACTTCTTCAAAGCGTTGGATAGTCACTGGTCCTGCTGGATCCAAAAACATCTTGCGACTTAGATAGTCTGTTTTAGTTTTTAAGTTATATTGTTGTTTGCTCATTGTTTTTCTTCTAGAATAGTATTATCATGTTCAGAACCTACTGTTTTTCCAGCCCATCGAACTGTGACACTTGTAGGTTTAACACCTTCTGGCCATTTTTCTAAACTTAGTAATGCGCAGCCCTTTGCTCCTGTTATTACAGCATGAGTCTGTTCATCTGTTAGCGTATCTCCAAAAAACCCAAACAATCTACTAGTTCCATTGCTTGCTCGAGAATTAAATCCTGTTAAATCTCTAAATTCATTATTGATGTTAATTTGTAGATCGCCGCCCCATGTCATTATTACATTTTCAATACCTGGGTGACTATGATCTGGTGTTTCAGAGTTAGGTTTTATCAAATATAATTCTGCTTGATATTGCCCTTCTCTATATAGTACATAACTATAACTAATATCAGTTATATAAATTGGATCTTCAAACGGAGGTCGGATTGGAAATCCTTCCGCTTTATACCATACCACAAATTCTTTTAAATTATTCCACATTATTCTTTCCTTTTAGTATTTTCCACTGGCTAACACTACAGTTTACAAGACTCGCAGTCTTCCTCGTCATCAAAATTAATAGGTTCCAGCATAGTTGGTGCATCTTCTGCAATGGCCTTACTACCTTGCTTGTTGATTAGGCTGTAGTAGAATGTTTTCAGTCCCCACATATGTGCCTGCATCAAATTCTTAGCAATCAGTGTAGTTGGTACTTTACGATCTGCAAAGTGTGCTGGATTGTAGAATGTGTTAGTGCTGATTGATTGATCAGTGTAAGCAGCAATAACGGCTGCTGTTTTAATGTAGCCATCGCAGTCTTTCTGTTCCCACATGAGTTGATATTTGTTCTTCAACTTGTGATACTCAGGTACAACTTGCACAAACGATCCTGCTTTAGATTCTTTGACACTAATTAAACTCATTGGCATCTCAATACCGTTAGTTGAGTTAATAACAACACTAGATGACTCAACTGGAGCAACTGCCATTTGTGTAGCATTACGAACTCCATGTTCTTTCATTTGTGCTCGTAGTGTTTCCCAGTCTAACTCTGGAGCAAAGTCTGCTAAGTCATTAACACCCTTAGCACGTAGTTCCCAGGGGAATACACCTTGCCCGTATCGTGTATGGTCACTACCTTCGCAACG